ATTTGTTCCAATACGATCCACAGTCGTCGGAAGTACAACCTACATGACAGCAGGTGTTGCCACAACGAGCTTCTTGCAACCGTAACAGTACAGATATGACCAACTCAACCCGATACAACAACACCCTCGTCGATGAGTACTACCGTGGATTCAAAGAAGGAGAGGAACACGCAAAGCAACGCATCCTCATAGAAATGCTCCCATTCCTTAATGACACACAGCAGAGACGACTGAGGAATATACTAGAGAATATAGACGAAACCCCTGACTAGCAGGGGTTCCTTCGTTCACACTGAGGCATTGCTCCAGACGACAGTCTCCACGCCGTCCTTGATAGCGATGATGTGCGTTGTCTTGATCTCATTCGTGTAGAGGATGAGGAAGATGATCTGACGTTGACCGTCAACCAAAATGAGACACTCCACGTCCTCGATCTTCATACTCTCCACCTTGCATCTTCCGTCGTGTGCAACGGGCAAGCTAGACAAGTACTGTACAAGTCGTGGGTCGGGCTTCGCAATCGCCGGCGGTAACGCGCACAGCGCTACCAGTAGGATAGCGAGGAGCAGTCGTTTCATGATTTCTCTCCTTGTGTTGACACACGCGACTCACCCAGCATTCGCCGGGGGTCGCAACCTTCTTCGTCCCCAATGTTGAGGTGAAACGCACTATCGAATGCGCGTTCACCACTTTCCGGCACTTGGTGCACAAGATTTCTGGCACGCTCGTTCTCCTGTAGATGCTTGATGAACTCCCTCGCATACAACGGTATGACCGAATGTAGGAGGTACTGAGAGAAATCGTCATGTAAATCCATGATCTTATTGAACTTCCACTGGTACGCGAGTTGGAAGAACTCGTGTGCAGACATCTGAAGCTCTTTGAGCTTCTGATGGAAATACAAGATCATTCTCGCCTCCGTACGGTTTCGATGTGCTTTTCATTGCACATCCGGGAACAAGTTGAACCCACTTCCCACCTCCCATAGGGGTGAAGAAGAGGGCGCTTGCAGATCATGCACTTCATGGCACGATGTTGTTCTTGTGCCTCGTGAAGCTTCACACCGCCTTTCATCGCTTCACCTTGACGCGAAGACCGAAGAAGACGCGGTAGCACAACTCGAGAAAACGCTGAAACATATGACTCCTTTCAAAGAACAGGCGAGGACAGGCGATTGTACACGCCACCCAGAATTAAATCGTCCTCTCTGGATATAAGTATTCCCCTTGCGTACAGCAAGTAATATGGTTATATCAACACATGAATAAAGTCAACCTTAGTAACATTCTCAATAAGGCGGCCTCCAAAGTAAGTAACCTAGCTGGAGGACGTGACCTTGTTGACTATGCAGGTACGAAAATCGCACAACGGAACAATCCTGGACTTTCCATACCACAGACAACATCTGGAAAAGATGCACTTAAATCAGGTGCAAAGGTATTTGGTACGGTTGCTACTCTTGCGGGTGCAGGGCTCTCTCGTGCTCTTGCCAAGAAAGCAGGTACATCATTCAAAATCCCCGGACAAAAGAAAAGTATAAAAATAAGTAGAGGAGGAAAAGGAAGAGAAATCCCCCAGAGGAAGACGTGGGACGAAGGTGGGTGGTAGTTACAAATCAACCTCTCTTAGGTATTCTGCGTACGTTCGTTTACCTGGATTGATAGGCTCATCGAATAGGTGAGCATACTTGTGTGCATTTTTATTGAGTTCGCTTCTGTCTTTTATCTGGCCGTTTTCAAATATAGGAAGAGGGGTACCTACATTGACATTGAAGCGCTTACACCAATGTATGATTGTGGTGTGGTCTTTGTTGAAGAGTTTCCCTATTTTAGGGTACGACATTCCTTGCGTTCTAAGAACAAGCATTTGGTATACGAACACAAGATCGTCTCGTGTGTAGCGGTATGCCTTCTTACGCATAACTACTTCTCATTAGGCACAAAGTACACAGAAGCTGCGGTAAGTCCTGCAAGGACAAGAATCTCAATGGTTTTTGATAAAGTTGTATCTTCGCTAATACCGAAAGGTACGAGTACGTATAAGATTGCCGATGTAATGAACGCCGTCACTGCTTTTGCGTATGTGAACATATTATTTCATTCGACGTTGAGTTATTAAATTGGTAAGAAGTGCCTGCAACTGAGCAATTCTTTCCTTTAGGGAGAACACTTGGTATGTCATTGCAAAGTGATCGTCCTTCAGTAGTTTACCATGACATGTTTTCGTTGCGTACTTTCTATGGGGATATGTGGGTATATTCGGGTATTCTCTTAGTAGTTTTGCATAAATTAGGTTCCAGGATGACATCTGTGCCTCAGTAGGCTTGGTTACATCAAAATTCCCTGCGAAACACACACCAATGGACTTGCGGTTCATACCGATAACATGAGCACCTTCTTCATCGTGACGACGAGTTTGGGTAACTGTGCCATCTTTTTCAATATAGTAGTGGTACCCAACATACCACCCAAGAGCTGAAAGCATACCGAAACGTGCTTTATGATCTGCATCACACTGCTTTACGGTATAGTTTGAACTGTCTGCGAGAGGGTTTTGGTCTGTGCCCCCTGTATGGTGGGTAATAATAACTGTGGGTACATTTGACATACTGGTAGGTTATTTGCTAATATATGCTATATAGTAATAAACAAACATGGACGACTTATTGTACATATTCGCAGTAACGGCAATTGTTGCTTTTCTACTGCCAAAAATCGGATTGCACGGGATATTCCTTATTCTTGCAATATGGTTCATTTGGACGATGATTTTTGACTAGGCTCTTCTTGGGTATGGCGTGACATAAGAGTTGCCCCTGCTGCGGTACTAGTAAGTACACCAGGTCGCTTCCTGTTACGCTTATTCTTGAGTTTCTTTACTGAAGATTTACCTGCACCGCTAATGGCACGGTTTGTAATGCCACGTCCAATAGCTGCCCCTACTCCTGGGACACCAAAAGATTGACCAACTGATTCTCCTGCAATAGTTCCAAGATCACCACTGCGTCTGCCTACAAGGGTTCTAAACCCTGGACGTTCTACCACTGAGCGTTGGTCCAAGAAATCTAGTGCTTCCTTGGCACGTATCTTCATCATCGAGTCGCGGTTGAGGTCGGCTACCATCTTCATACCTTGTTTCTCTGCTACGTCTTCAATAGTTTCCATGAACAGTGAGCCAAGGTGAGTACGGACATCTGCACCGAGTTTTGGAGAGTTGAAGTTTACCGCTTCACGGATTCCTCTCTTCATCTCATTGAGTTCCGTAAGGGGAACGAGGTCACCTTTGTACTTGGTGTAATCGTCAAAGATTTTCTTTGCCTTATGCAGGGCGGAGTCAACCTGACCACGATTAGCAAAAGCTTTTGTTATAAGCTTCTCAGCTTCAGTCCTGAGTGCGGTCATAGGTACATATCCTACAAGTCCTTTACGTGAAGCCTCCTCCAGGGCACGCTGAAGAGTTTGTTCATTCACATCAAGCTCATCATCGAGCTTCTTGATCGCATTGGTACTTGAGTAGCGGGGGATACCATTAGCGTCCTCTATAACGTCAGGGAGGTAATCACCATCTACTATGGTGTCTACAGGGTCAACCTTTACTCCTTTGAGGTCTTTGGGGGCAAGTACCTCTCCTGCCTTTGAAGGAGCTGAGGCACCTGACTGGCGGATTTCAGCTTTAGTAGCGTCTTCTACAGTCTTTATAAAGCCTGTCTTTGCAACACCTGTTCGTGCCGCGTCTGCAACCATACCGCCACCAACACGAACTGCCTTGAAAAGAGGGAGTACCGAAACCATATTTCCAAAAGACGAAAGATTCTTAGCGAACTCTGGATTCTCTTGAGCAAACTGTTGCCATTGGTTATAGACACTTTCACCCCCAAGGCCTTGAAGAAGGGGGGCTATGACTTTCTTCCCCACAAAGTCCATTGTTGCGTCATATCCCGGGATGAGCCCTAGTGCAGCGTCAGTGAGGTCTACGATACCCCCAGCGACAGCACCTCCTGTTTGAATGGTGCCTGATAGGCTCTGGGATAGATCACCCTCAGCAATTCCTGTCGAAAGCTTACCGAGAGCTTCACTCCCCTGCGCAAGGCGCTTCTCTACTTTTCCTGGTTCTTTGGGAAGTTCGATAGTACCTGTGCCCAATTGAGAAAGTACACCTTGTTCTGGCGTTTTACGTGGAACAGTTGTTTGAAATTGCGTAGGACCAATAGGAGCTGACTGACCACTACTGAGTTCACGGTAGTACTGACTCACCTTTCTTGTGTATTCAGGTACATCAATATCAACTTCCACTCCAGCAGAATTTTTAACTCTTCCTACCGTAGGTGTCTTGCCATCAGAACGGAACCCAGTATAAGAATTAGCATCCCCACTATTCCAGAGAGAAGCAATCTGAGCAGGGTTGTATCCTTGATCTTTGAGTTCTTTGATCCGTGAGTAGGCAACCTTGTTCTGATTCTCTACGGTCATTTCTGCGTTTGAGTCTTGGAGGTATTGACCTGCCCACTGTTTCCATGTGTCAGGCATGAATTGATAACCTCCCATCTCTCCAGAAGCACCACGAGCGTTGTATGGGTCTGAAGAAGTACCCGTCTCTGCCCGACGGATTGCTTTGGCGAGATTTAGTGCTTGTGGGTCGAGTTGTGGATTCATGTTACCACTGTTCTGCGAATGAATTACCCCCGTATCCTCCTTGGCTTGAGTAGGAACCAATTTGTTGGTTGTATGACGCTATAGTGTTATTTATCATTGTTCGTATAGTGCGTTCTACCTCTTGGAGGGCTCCTAGAGACACGGTATCGGGGATCTTCTCTGCTGCCATAGCCTGTGTAGCATCAGTTGGGGTTCCACCACCAAGGATAGAAGCATACTGTGAACGCACAGTTTGAAGTGCAGATCTAAAAGCCACAAGGTCCTCATTCGAGGTTAAACCACGAGTGATACCCTGCTGGAGCTGGTTGAGTATTGGCTGGTTCAAGTCATTGATACCTCCTCGTTCCATAATGCCAAGCATAAGGTTGAAGTTAGCATCAGCTGCCCCTCCAAGGGTCTGGATCTGAGCGACCTGTCCTGTGAGGTTACCTGCTGCGCCAAGTTGTTGTGCGCCAATGTATGAGTTAGCTCCTGCAACGCCAAACGTACCTCTTTGGTAACTAGGTGATCCTCCAAGGGCTTGCTGGATCATTTGGAGGTTTTGTTCGGGGCTCAGGTTTGGATTGTACTGAACACCGGCATCAGGGTACTGTTCTATGAGAGACTGGGCTTGCTGTGCGGTTGTGTATCCAGCCCATCCACCAAATCCTCCACCAGATTGTTCACCTGTTGCAGGATTAAAGAGCCCTGATGAGTAAGGAACCTGGAGAGGTTGCGCAAGACCACCGGCAGCGTTAAGACCAGTGATTTGCTGTTGCTGTTGAGCGAGGGTAGCTTGGAGAGAAGGATTAAATGCTTGTGCCATTTGCTCTTGACCAGTAAGTTGCTGTGCTGAACCTTTTAGTTCTGCATCAAGTCCTTGTGCAAGGGCGTTCATACGCTGTGACGCGCTCTGCGACGCTATAGCAGCGTTTCCTGACCCTACAACGTTCGTACCGGTAGAAAGGTTACCTGCAACTGCTCCTGCGCCAAGTTGACCAACACGAGCAATCTCCTGACCATATTTCTCAGAAGTAGCACGTGCAGCATCTCCAATGGCTTCATTTCCTCTTGCAATCTTTTCCATTTCTCTTCGTGCTTTCTCCTGTTCACGAGTTGGCTTCGATGCACCAAGAAGGCTGTTGAGTATCCCCCTGAAAGGTTCAACGCCTTTGCTCTTTGTCGGTGTGGGGCTTGTAGCTCCCACGCCTGTAAGAACGGGTGTTGTATTAAAAGAAGGTGCCCCCGTACTTGCTGGAGCAGATTGAGTAGGTGTTACTGGGGAAGGAGCTATATTCTTTGGTGCACTCTGTGTAAAGCGGTTAATGGTGCCTTGTACGTCAACAGGACGACTTGGAGCACCTGTCGTAAGACGATTTATGGTTCCTTGGACATCAATGTTGCCTATGGCAGGGGTAGTATTTGCGGTACGAAAGCTAGGCGTTGTAGCCTTTGGCTTTACGCTCATCCCCCATTTCACGGTGTTATTACTTGACTGTGCCATATCTATATAGTTCCACTATAAAACAGATTCGGGTTGTATGGGAGTGGCTGTGCCCCCAAGTCTACATTCACACTCTTTGTCCCTGCATAATCCTCCAAAAGGAGCAATCGTTCGTCGTATAGTGTCTTGTATTTCTTAAATGATTTGTCGTTTTCTACTATTGACGAATAGTATGTTTGAAGGGCTCCGTAGACAATCATGTCGTGAAAGTCTTCTTGAAGCAATGGGATTTGTCCAATGGTATACGCAGAAGCACTTGAGCTTGGTGCGGTCTGAATTGGTGCCGCAAGAAGAAGGTCTGTGTCAGACGTGAATCTAAGTATGGGATACCAAATCCCATCTCCTGATGGGGGTGTAATGCGAAGACCAAGGTTAAAGAAGGTGAGATCGGTATTGAGTGGAAAGCCTCCTGTTGAGTTCCATGCGGTAGAAGACCCTGTGATTTGGTTGTCCCCCACGGCAATACTTGAAAGTGTACCTGTTGAATAGTCCGCAAAGGAGAGGTCGGGAACTCGTGACTTGTAGTTAAAGGTAATGACGTTCCCTGAAGACGACGGGATTGGCCAGAACATTACTTGATTTTGGTAGATGAAGAAGTAGTTAGGGATGTCTGAATTGTAAGGGAGGGAGTTGATGAGAGTCCATTCTTGCATAGTTCGGATTGGAGCTGGTGTGTACTGGAGCTGTCCAACAGAGATGGTGTCATTTTTGATTTTTGAGATATGGGGTGGTATTGGGTACGCCTGAACACCAAGACCTGATTGAGTCGTGGTGGTACATGCTGAAGTGAGGGGTGGTTGCCACGTAATTGCGGTTGAACCTTGGCGGAAAGTCACGTTGCGCTGGTCACCGTTATCAAAGACCACCAATTGCTGCACGGTAGGGCTTGTCCATGCAGATGCAAGTACGGCTGAAGTTGCCCCGTCTGATGGTGCGACTGTAACTACTACATCGTCTGCTCCAATGGTTTCTGTGTAATACACACGTTCGTTATCGAAGTACTTCTGAATGAGATAGCGGTGTTGGTCACTAATCAACTGCCCTCCAAGCGTATCGTTGTCTGTTGATACGTTGTTTGAGAGGTTGGTGAATAGGTTTTTAAGTCCAGTGAAGGTTTTCATATGTTATGAGACTATAAAACACATATCTATTGCCCAGCTACTCGTTAAATAGGGTACATAGACTTGTATTGCGTCACGACTAAAGCCAACAACGGTTGCGCGAGCACGGATTCCAGAATCACTCAACGAAACATATGCACTCAGAATGTGATCTTCACTCTGGTTTGCAAACACACTTGCGTCAACCGATCTACTTACAAGAAGACCACTTGAGCTTTGTGCTGGTACAGATGGATTGGAACCGTCAAGTTGTGGCGTTGGGAACGGATATTGCTTATCACCGGTGACAACCGTATTGCTCGTCCCTGTTTGAAAATAAAAGGAAGGTGTAAGTTGTGCTTCACCATAGTAAAAGCCACGAAATATCTCTCCAGAGGTATTATAGACAATAGAATGAGCGACCACTCTTTGTGGTGTGAAAGATGAATTGAGGGAGAGTATGTATGTTTGACCTTCTGTTGCAAGAGTCACTGACCCAATAATGCTACAAGCAGGAATAACATCGTCGGCCTTGACTGCCAGACTATCTGTACCATTATGGGTATGGTTAGGGATGCTTTTCAACGCAAAACGACTAGAGCTATCCGATCTCCGTATTTCATCCCGAACTATTTGACGTATTTTCTGTTCGTCAGTCATATTATCTAAGTCGTATTTCCTTGAGTCGCACGAAGGAAGATGCTGTAGTACCCCCTGTTGTTACAACTGCCCGGATTTGCACCCACTGCGTCTTCTGGAATGTCTGTTTGAAGTACCCAGAAAGACGATTACTAGACTCCTCAACGACCGTACCGCACGTTGCCCATGCAGAAGTTGAATTGAGCCTATAGTACAGTTGTATGCTATCACCTGAGAGCAGTGGTGTAGATACCTTATATTCCACCTGTGCGTATGTCTCTTGTGTGAGCATGGTTCCGGTAGGGAGGAGGTCTGTTTCTATTACATACTGTGTCACCGGGGTTGTGCCTGTATAGTCCACACCGAAAGAAGATGTACCTGTGCTGTAACTATCCTGCCACCATGCCCAATACTGTGGTGAAATGGCAATTTGTCTCTCGTTTGGGATGAGAATCGTTGCATATCCATCGTAATCTCCGTATGAGTTTTGGTTTTCAAGGCGAAGAGACAGGCCAACGTCTTGGCTTGGGTCGATATTCTGAGAAGGGATGAATGACCACACTCCTCCACAATTTCCTGCTTTTGTGGCAGTTTGATCAAGTATGGAGAAATATACCCTCCCTCGAAGGAACATGGCGTCTCCCCATGTAAAGTATGGCTCGATATACGTGAGTGGAGTTCCTGGAACACCTGCGCAATAGTCAGGTACCTTGAGAGCAAGTGAGGCAACGGAAGTATTGGTGATGTAGATATTGCCTTTATTACCAGCGAATACATACGCAAGATTATTGACGTTTACCATCGTCTTTACGTTGCTCTCGGGAAGAGCGATAAAGTCAGAGGGGGTTGCATCCACTTGGTTCCACGGGTACACAATGTTAGTTATGCCACCAATCAATACAACATTTCCAACTTCTACCATACACTGTGCGACCTCATTTGCAGGGAGGTTCAAACGTTGTGTGCTGACCTGTACTGTTGGGTGAGATCCATCAGCCCCCGCGTCGGAACCAAAAGGCCAAAATGTAGTGAAGAATTGATTCCCTGCTGCCCCAGTAGATATTGTCTTTGCTGAACCACCTGTTATAGCATCATAGACATGAAATGTCTGCACTATTGGGTCATATTCTATGTAGTAGACTGTGCCAGAGACTAAATTGGTTGGTTGAGTTCCATACACATCAGTATAAAAGACTGCCGGTATACGTGTCCCTGTTGGTGAGTACGGCAAAGACCCGGTGATTATGTAGCTTATTGTGCCTACTGTGCTAGAGGCGGTGTATTTGCAAGTAGACTGAATGTTGGCAACAGATGTTATAAGTGACGTTGTTGGAAATATCTCACCAATGTAATTACCATCACAATAGAACATCTTGCCCTGATGCCCAACAAGTGCTGTTTTTTTATTAGTTGGAAAATCATCATTCATGTAACCTCCTGCAACAAATTGAAGCAGACGACCTTGATCTGCGACTGGTTTTGCAAAAATGAACGCTTTCCCTGTAGTAACTACCATCCCATTCAAAATACCTAACCCTGTAAGGGTAAAAGTAGAATAGTTGTTTGGGTCTGGCAACATCCATTGAGTCCCATATGTTTCGTATATAGATGAGTCAAACATCCAAATACGACTGTTAACATCCAAGACGTAATAGCGGTACTCAATACTTGTTGCATTTGTATAAACTTCCGTTGCCTTTGCAATAACTGAATTAGGAACAGCCACAGTGCTGAACGTCACAGAACCAGTAGTTCCATGTGTTAGTGCATTAGCACCAGTTGGGTCAAACTTTGCGGAAAGTCTGTATGTAGTACCGGACTTATACGAAACATAGTATAGATTCGTAGGTGCAATATACAAGACGGTGAAAGTTCCTGACGAGGTAAAACTGTGTACTGTATTTGTAGATGTGTACGTTACGGTCCCACCAACTGCGACACATGAGCCGGTAGGGTATGATATTACTGCTATACCAGAACCACCTGCACCTCCATTAAAAGAGCCACCATCGGCAGACGAAGCTCCTCCTCCTCCACCACCAGTATTAGCTTCCCCATCCTCTCCAGCAGAACCTCCTGATGTACCTGTAAGTGCACCGGCTCCGCCTCCTCCTTGTCCACCCTCTCCACCAGAACTACCTCCTACCGGGCCACCATTTGTCTGACCACCACCACCACCACCACCACCATAATAGACAGCAGTCCCAGTGATACTGCTTTGTATTCCAATTCCTCCATCTCCAGCATCAGCAGTAGTTGCAACTGCACCATTACCACCAGTTGCACCAGCACCACCACCTCCACCGGCAGCATTATTATTAGAACTACCAGTAGACGTACCACCATTATTGCCAGCAGAACCAGTTCCACCAGTTCCGTTTGTCCCTTGTTGTCCACCACCACCACCACCTGAACCCCCATTTGTTCCATTACTCCCTGTTGTCCCTAGTCCACCAGCACCACCACCAACTACGGTATCCACCCCTGCGATTACAGTATTTTCTCCACTAGAACCTGTTGATGAGACACCCCCTGCACCAACGGTAACTGCGTATGATCCAACACTAAAAGCAAATGTACCAGTAGCGACTTCTCCGGCACCACCTCCACCACCTGCTCCATCGTTACCTGTCCGTCCACCTGAACCTCCTCCTGCAACTGCCAAATAGTCAGCACTGACTGTCGTAGGATTAGTGGTTGTACTGATTGAAGAGACTGTAGAAGCAGAAACTGTGATCCATTGCCCAACACTGAGATTTGCGGGACCAGTAAAGTCGGTAGCACCATTTGGTGTCAATGTACCGTTTGTTATCGCTGAGGGTGTCTGTGAAGAGCGAGTATACGAAGCCATTGCCTCTCCACTAGAGGTAGCAATGTTCGCATTTTGTATGTTTGCCGTTCCTTTAGTAGGAGAAGGTGCAATGCCGGTTTCAACGCCATCCCATACTAAGTCTTGGCCTACTTTTGTGTTTTCAACTCGCCATGACATATTACTTGTGTTTACAAGGGATACCGTATTCCTTTATTTCTTGAAGAGTCCGGTGCATATCTCTCATACTATCTCGAAACTCCTGTCTTTCGATAGACTCCTTTTCCTCCATTTCAATGAGTTTATTCAAACGTTCGGTAGTATCGTGGTTGGTATACTCTGCAAGACGGTTGATTTCATCCGTGGCTTTCCTCCCCCAAGAAGGAGTGCCGTCTTCCCGACCTAGTTTTGCATTTACATAGGAAACAAGACTCTCCTTGAAAAAGAGAAGAACAAGAAGAGTTACGATGAGGTACTCTTCAAAGTTAGCTGCAATGTGATTAAGTAGCCATTCCATACTATGCAAGACCTTGCCAGGTTTTTACTGATGCAACCGCCAGACCGTCTACAGTCTTCGTTGATGCGTATGCAAGTCCCATAAATGTCTTAATAGAGCTTCCTCCACCTGAAAGGACCGCAGTAAAAGTACCACTTGAAGTAAACGTGTGGATCTGGTTGCCACCAGACGTAGTAATTGTACCCCCCGTTGAAGACGTTGATACGCCTGTTGATCCATCAGTAGGAAACGCAATGATTACAATACCTGAGCCACCGCTCCCTCCAGGATCACCAAACCCTCGTCCTCCACCACCTCCTCCAGTATTAGCAGTACCGTTACCAGGAGCTGTGTACGCACCGTTACCGCCTCCTCCTGCACCACCTGTTCCGTGACCTGAATTAGGGAAGTGACCTCCTCCTCCACCTCCTGCATAGGTAACCGACGCTCCTGAAATTGAGTTTGCTGTTCCTGCACCACCGTTTCCTGCTTGTGAGAACGTCCCATTTGCTCCTACAGCACCAGCACCACCACCTCCACCAGGTCCGTACCCATACCCACCAGTATTGGTCCCTGTTCCACCATTATTTCCTTGTCCTGCCGTTCCAGTTCCTCCTGCTCCTGAATTCCATCTTCCTCCTCCTCCAGAACCACCTGAACCAGCATTAGATGCAGAACCTCCCCCGCCTCCTCCACCGGCAGCGGCTGTTGGTAGATCAGTGATATTTGAGTTTGAGCCAGCAGTTCCCGCACCGCCTGAACCCCCTCCTCCGGCTGCTGAACCAACCGTTACCGTATATGCTTTGGCAGTTACAACAAAAGCTGTGTCAGAAACATACCCACCGGCACCTCCACCTCCTCCCGTGGAGCCTCCTCCTCCCCCACCTTGAGCAACTACTAGAAGATTAACAGTAGCCATATTACCTATATGAGATTACTGGTCTAATAGTGTGCATTCCTGAAAGTCCCCACACGGAGTCGTCCTCTCCGTGGTGGTTTATGATGTTGTCTAAATCATGTGGAAACTCCTCAAGTTCAAGAAATGTATATATCCCTGACAATACCTGTTTTGTATCCTCTACAAGATTCTTGTAGCTCACGTAATGAAACATTGACTGGTCTGGGTGATCTTTTGCGTTGTTGTACGCTCGAATATCTGCACTCAATGAACTTCCTTCAGCCCGCACAGCATCTTCCCTCCGTTCTCGGAGAGAACCGGAAAACCTTTGTACCCCGTCCTCAAAAACTCCGTTAGAATTATTTCTCTCCATGAGGTTCACAAAAGAGGCAACGATTTCGTCCACGGGTCGCTCCATGACAATGAATTTCGGATTTGGGGTGATGTATTGTTTCACCATATCTATGTTCCCCTGGAGAGTCCACGTAAAAGCTTTGTCGATTACCACGTCCCGATTCACATCCATGTAATATGTCTTTGGGAGCATAGACATTATGTCCTTGATGGTCTTATTCCTACCCGTAGCCACAATATGTGGATTGGTATTTAGAGAACCAAGCGTGTCCCACATTACATTGCATAACGCAGAATGACCCTCAGTATGAATCTGGGGGTTCTGATACAAGATTGACGAAAGGAGTGTACTTCCGCTTCTTGGTAGCCCTGCAATGAAATGGAGAGCTTTCATGGTTACAGATAGTTTAAGTACGCCACCTTAAAGTCATTCTTGACTTTATTAAGTAAGGCAACTGCTTGTGGTTCACTCCCCGTAAGAACACCGGTATTGATAAGTGTTTCTTTTATTTTGAGCCACTTATTATATTCTTTGAACCACTGGATACGAGCAATATCTTCTGCTGTTGGAGCAGGTGGTTCAGGTTCTACGTCAGGCTCAATAGGAGAATCAATGTCATAGTCAGTGTTAATCTGTATGCCACCATTGAATGTATCAAGACGTGATTTAACCCAAAATTTGAGGCCATTTAAGTCCTGCGGGATACATGATTCTTCTACGTTCGTTACACCGTCACTAAAAAGTACAGTGACTTTAAGTGCTCCTTTGACAAACTCCTTGTTTGTGATTTTTGCTGTGTACATATTTTATGTATGGGTTATGTATGCGAAGTCTGGATTAAAGTACATCTCATCTGCGGTAAGGGCAGCGCCAACTACTCTAATAACCACATCAGTGGTGGTGGGCTGGGTCTGGGTTACAGATCCTGCTGTTTCACTCACATAGATTGGGTTATTTACGGTAAAGCTGGGGAATTTAGCATCCGCTCGAATAATTCCGACAAGGAGAATTGTGCAAGCATTACCATCTGTCCCGGCCGAAACCACCATACCCAAGATGCCTCGTGCATCACCATCCGCTCCAGATGCACTGTTAGCATCCGCTGCTTCCCAACGTGAATCGGTGGGGTCAAGGTATACAAGATCACCAAATGCTTGTGTGTATCCTGCGGTGCCTGTAACGGTGATACCTGTGTATTTCCCATCAGCAGATCCAGCAGGGTCAAGAGCAATGGTGGTGTTTTCTGCAAGGGTGATGGTACCGCCTGTAGTGAAGGCTGATGGGGTTGTGAGGGTTGGTGATGTAAGTGTCTTGTTGGTGAGAGTTTGTGTACCTCCTACCGTCACCACTGATGCTGTGTTTGTTCCTGCGGTGGTTACTCGAAGGTCACCTGTTGATACCGTAAGTACTGCTGATGAGTGGGTGATGACGGAGTTTCCGTTGTCAAAATTGATGACTGCTGCCGTATCGAGGTAGAGGTTATCCCACGCCACGGTAGGTGCTCCAAGGTTACCTGTACCGTCAACAGCCGGTGTTACGTTTCCTGCAACAGTCACATCGGTAATACCAGCGATTGCCAAGACATTGCTTGTCTGGGTTATGGTTACGTCACCGTTGTCCCAGTTAATAACACCACCTTCAGCAAGGAAGAGGTCTGAGAATTGATTGGTTGTATTACCAAGAGCGGAACCGTCATTTGACGCTGGTTTAAGTGCTCCTGAAGAGTCGATTATGATACGGTCAGTAACTGCCGATGCACCGTCTGCGGTTGTCGAGAATACGATGCGACCTGGCATGTCGTTGTTGCCAGGAGTACCGTCTACAAGAACCTGTATGGCCGCAGCTGCAGCAAAATCAGTACCGTCAGCCCCAGCCCACGTCATAGCCCCAAGTAAATCCCCACTGGCTACTACCGTGTAGTCACCTACTGTTGAACCTCGTGACTTAGCCCATCCAAACTGTGGAGCAACTGTTGCCGATGCACCTGAAAAACGTGCAAATCCAATACTTGCACTTGCACTTGACCCATCAACCACTTGAAGGTGCGGCGTGAATTGTGTACCCGCCGGAACAACAAAAGTGGAAATTGCTGAAAATGCACCAGAACTAATGAATAAATCTGGAGTAAGAAACGCACCACCTGCAAGTGCTAGTTCGTTACCTGTTTGTGTAAGTGTGAGGTCACCGTTATCAAAGTTGATGACTCCACCCTCTGCCATAAACAAGTCAGACCACTGAAGAGATGCCGTTCCAAGAGTTACCGTGTCTGTTGTAATGGGAGAAAGAGCTGTTGCTGTGAGAGAAACAGTAGAGTTTTCAAGAAGTTTTCCTGTAGTTCCGTTAAATACCGCAAGAGCGTTATCTGTTGATGATGCTGGACCCACTACGTCTCCTGAGCCAGATACTGTTGCCCATGATGAGTTTGTCCCGTCAGTTGTGAGGTACTTACCGCTATTCCCTGTCTGAGTAGGAAGAATCGAATCAACATCACCTGCACTTGCGGCAGAAATTGCTGTCCCGTTACCCTTCACAATACCCGTTACTGTAGTAGAAAGTGTGAGTGTTGGATTGTTTGGATCTCCGTCAGATGAACCTGCAAATCCATTTGCTGTAGCAATCGCTATTGTCTGCACAGTCCCGGAACCACCACCCGCTAGATCAACAAGGAGACGGTGAGTTGTTGGGTTTGCGTAGAGTGTGACAGGAGTAACACCATCTACGGAAGAAACCGCAAGGAGGGTTGTTACAAAGTTTTGATCTCGGGAAGCCTGTGCCATACTAAGTTTCGTCTATAAGTAATTTACCGTCTGAATCCACATAAAGTGGGACTAAGCTTGTGCCGTCAGCACTCGAAATGGCAAGCATTGTCGGAACGAAGTTCTCGTCACGAAGTGCATGATCTGGTCCGTTATCACTTCCTGTTGTGTTGTTGTTGACCGCAAGAGAATGAGTTGTGGGATTAGCTTCAACACGCAAAACAGTCTCTCCATCCGTATCTAGGATAGCGAGTCTTGTTGGTACGTTGTTGTCATCTCGTTCAGCGTTTGCCATGATTACACATAACTTACTGTTATATCCGAAGCTGCCGTAGCGGTGGTTATTGTCAATCCTGTTGTGAAGTGAACGTCGTAAAAGAGAGACACTGGTTGTGGGCTTGCCGGAACGGTAATTGTTGCAATGAGAGTCCCCGATGCTGCGGTATTATCGTATACAGTAACAACACACGTAGCTGTAGGTGCATTGAACGTAATTGCGTGCAATATACCCTCACCAGACTTAACCACCGTGGTAGTCGGTGCCGCCAAAGTGATGTTTGTTTTGTTGTATCCGGGTATTACCCCTGTATTAAGTGCCATATTTTTTTACTCGTTTAATTTCACGTTCAAGTGTGAGTTCACGGTCACGAAGTTGAACCTCACGTTCGTGTAATTCCTTGAACGTACGCTGGACGCGCTCTTCTTTAATGATAACGTCACGTTCCCTGGAAGCAACTTCTATATCCCTATGTTTTAATTCTTTGTCTACTTCTTGGGAAAGAAGTGCTATTTGTGTCGCTTTGTCTATTGCACCTTCTAGGTAAGACTGGGCTTCTCCGTACACACTCTTGATGTCGTCACCCATCTTTACAAGAATGTCCCAGATGTTTTTAAGTTTGCTCGTCGCATGTTGTGCTTCTTTCTCCTCTTTACGTACCTTTTCCGTGAGGGTGTTGAGCGCAAAGATACGCTTTTCTAGCTCCGTTTCACGGTCTTTTACCAAGTTTTCACGTTCTATAAGTGCTTTTTCACGTTCATCGAGCACTTGAGTGCCCTCTTGAAGCTCTTCTCTTAATACTTTTACCTCTTGTAAGACGGTATCACGCTCTTTTTTTGCTACATCTGTCTCACTTTTGATTGCTTTTAGTGTTGCAGAGCGAAAAGAGGCCAATGAGGCCTCTTCTTGCGCTGCTACCTCACGAAGATTGTCTACTCTTCGAGCTAATTTCATCCCTTCAGCAACAGCAACACGTTTCTCTTCTGCTTGGAGACGTGTAATCTCCTGTTTTGGTAGGAGTTTTATGGGCATATTACTTTGATTCCGCTTTTTTCCTCAGATTGTCTCGAAGACCAATAGCTTCTGTGTTCAATTCCCCGTCCTCGTTACGGGTAAGCTTCTCTTCCAGCCTTTCTTTTGGCATTTCTTGCACAAGAGCCTTAGAAACTGGCAATGGTTCAAGACATTTCTGAATAAATGGAGTGAGCTGGTCCAAAGAGTATGTACCGGCACTGTGGATTCCATTCAAACGAGGTGAGCCGTCAGGGTTACGCTCTTGCTTCATCAGGTTCTTGTATTGCTGGGATTTATAGAACTCTCGTTCCGCAAGATCTTTAGCAAATTTCTTACGAATATGCTGTATTTCTAGTGGAGAATGCTCAGGCATCACCATAGGTGCAGTTGTTTCGGCCTTGAATACATACTGTTTACCTCCCCATTTCCCAACAAAATCCTCGTTTGTCCAGTTTGTGAAATAAAACACCCCAGAGAAATCCTCTGGAAGGGTAGCTTCATACTTCATTATAGAATTGTCGTCTATCATATCTTTTTCAGATTACAACCGTATTCTCTACGGCGAGGGTCTAATGTGCCCATCCCCACCTCCCCCACGAAGAGAGGCAGGGTGGACAAACTAGATATTGACGTACACTGCTCGGTACTCAGTATCTACACCCGCTTGTGCTGCAAAGCCAAGTCGAGCTGTGGTTGCTGCTGCAACTGCAACAGATCCAGCTACTGAACCTACGCTGAGGCCAAGACCAACTCCGATCGCTCCTTGAGCGAGACAAGAGGTGATGCCGCGTGATACGACAAATCCGTATGCACCAGCTGCAAGCGATGTCATTGTAACACCTACTTGTGCTCCAGTAACAGTTGTTGGCTGAATGATGATGTCTGCACCGTGTGCAGGAAGAAGACATACTTCAGATGCAGTGGTGATAGCTACAGTTGCTCCTTCCTCAAGGGTAATTGCAAGTGAAGCTGAAGCATCTGCTGCTGGATGAGACGCAATGCGAAGAGTTTGACCTTCACCGTTGTTATCATTCACCACAACAAATCCTCCTGCGTACTGGTTTGCTGTCGCTGCCGTTGCACCAAGGGTAACAGTTACCTTTGCAGGTACGTTGCCGTTAGCTGAGTACGCTTGGTACGCAGTAACTGCAAGGTTTTGGTGGTTTGCAACAATCGCTGCATCCTGTGTAAGAACGCCAGGAACAAGTGCTACTGCACCGTTCTTTACGAAAGTTACTTCACGACCGTCCGACAAGTCCCATCGAGATCCAACAAGCGTAGCGAGTGAGCTGTCAGTACTTGTCTGAAAAGCTCCGTTAGCTACGAGTGAAAGGGGGCCTGTTGCTCCACGTTGTGTAATTCTACTCATTTTGATTATTCTTATTTACTAATTCCCTAGCCGTGTGACTGTACCCGTAGTTACTTCCTCACGGCATAGGCGGCATAGCTATACCCGCCCTGAACCGCAACACGCGGAACAGAGAGTGTTGTTGTCTATAAGACCTCTTCCATTACATGCGGAACAAGGAGCGACAACACCTTTTTTAACAGGTGCAACTTTCTTCTTTACTACCTTCTTAACCGCTTCTTTCACCTTTTTTACGACCTTCTTTGCAGTAGCCATAAACATGGTGATTACGCAGCTGTGGTGAAGTTAGTCCACGTTGTACTTCCATCTGTGTTTACGTACATTCGAGTGGAAGTTGAAGATCCATCCAGACGAATGTAGAGCGTACCTTTTGCGGCAGAAAAGGTTGGAGCCCCACTACCAGCAGTGATATTCACGCCAGTAGTCATGTCGAATGGACTGTAGTTTTTCGATTCGAGAGCCATAGTGATTATATTAGCTGTTAATAACCACTAGACTTACACTCCGGTGATACCAGTGAGTACACCCTGGCGGAATGGTGCACGGCAGATAAGCTGACCACCGAGAACCATGAAGCCGTTGATAGCTGCTTGGTTGTACGACTTGATCATACCTGTCCATGTGAACGCATCTCCTGGAGCGTACATGCTGTCTGTATAGACGTTACCTTCAATGTCCTTAGACTTTGGAGATACCTTTGTACCGTCAAAGTACTTGAGGGCATACCATTCAAGGAAGTTAAGGTTGAGCATGTAGAAGTAACCAGTCGTAACCTTCTTGTCGCGGCTGATGACCATTCCATCCCATCGCTGTTCGCTGTAACCAGAGGTTGAAGCAACCGTTCGCTGTGAAGGGCTGAAATCTTGGTTATTGCGCTGGAAAGGAGTCTGGAGCTGTTCAAAGTAACCCCAAGTGGTGTAATCCGTGATGATGAAATCAGGAATCACAGGACCATCTGAGATTGAGTTCCAAAGAGTTCGTACCTTTACAAGAGAGATGGTTCCTCCTGATGCAGTTACCGTAGCGTTGAGGCCACTGTAGGTTGCACGTGAGAGTCCACCGTAGTTTGCAAGGGTAGTACCGTTATCTACGATACCTGTAAGACCCATAGGAGCCTTACCACCAAATGAAGTACCGTCTCCCTGGAGGAAGTTACCAATGTCGTCCGCAGCATCTTGTGCGCGTGACTCCATAGTTACCTTCATAAGGTCGAGAGTCTGCATTTGGGTAGCGTTGACTGAGAGATCTGTTCCTGCAAGTGCTACGTTGGTAGCAGTGAATGTAGGATAGAACGTCATGTTGACCGCTACTGGGGTCTGGGTGATTGGGAGAAGGTCAAAACCGTTGAACGCAACAGTTGCGGTACCCTTTTGGTACTTCATTGGGAAGACCATCTGGCTACCATTCCACTTCTTTGTGTTTTGGAGAATCTTTCCGAAGAAATAGTTGTCTCTAAGAACTTGGTCTACCCACTTTGGTGCGAGGTATTGGTTGGTAACGGTTGTAATCGTTAGTCCGGGCGGCATATAATTTTAGGATTAAATGATTCCTGCTTGTCGAAGCCATGCTTCGTGGGAATCCTTGCTAAGGTTGGATGCAGATGCGCTTCCACCTTGTACCATCGCTCGTGCAGAAATATCCTTTGCAGGATTTGCGGGTTTCTTCATCTTTTCTTGGTATATGTCCCAAACCGCAAAGTGGTCAGCGTATTCAACGATATTTCCACTAGAGTCTTTGGGGGACATCTTTTCAAGAAGTTTGAAGAACTCGGTACGATGGGTTGGTGTAAGGTCTGCGCCCGTTTCGTCTTCAATTTGTTCAACCATTTCGTCAAGGCGTTTTTCTGCCTTGGCGACAGCTTCTTGTTCCTTTTGACGTTCGGCTCTTACTTCCTCAAGGGCTTCTCTCTTGGCCTCCTCTTTCACTCCAAGGAGTGCAGTTTTGAGAAGTTCGGTAGCTTCACGGAGTTCTGGTGTCTGCGTTCCGTAAATACGTTCCGCGATTGTGAGAAATTCCGACTCTTCTGAACGAACTTTTTGTGTTTCTGAGAGTGCTTCAAGGCGTGCCGCAAGTGCTATGGAAGATTCCTTTTCAGCCTGAAGTTTCTCCATCAAACGTCGTTCCCTGCGATTGCGGGGTTCTGGATCTGTAGGTACTTCGGGTGTTTCCTCTGGAGCAGGTGTTTCCTCTTTAGGAGGAGCTACCGGTTCTTCAAGGAATGCAAAGGGGTCGTCTCCCTCCGGCTTCTTGAACTCGTCAAGGAACTGCTGTGCTTCTTTTTCCATGTTTCAGGTTTTTTAATGCCTATTTCTAGGACTTCTCCCTTTCGGGTTAATAATGTAGGTTTTTCAACCGTCACCGCCATCCTTGCCTTTCAGCAAGTATGCAATGGCAGATTCGAGAATCTTTGGGTCATCCCGAAAATTTCCGATTCCAACATTGCAGTTGTGACAGAGTAGCCCCCTAACCCGACCGTTCTTGTGGTCGTGGTCAACGCAAAGAACCTTTCCTTCGTCTTTTTTGTGACAAATTGCACACAAATTATTCTGGGTAGCAATAAGCTCTAAGTATTCCGCCTCTTGCAAACCGTACGTGTTCTTTACTGCCTGTACCCGCATGGCACGTTTTTCTCGTCGTCGCCACTTGCGATTGAGTGGTGTCGTGTCATCTCCATCAAATCGAAACTCAATGGCTTTAAAGCATTTTGTACAACACCAATAGTAACCGTCTGGGTACTTGCGTAGCGATTTGTCTGTGGTGAGCTTCTTAAATCTCTCTATCGGCAGGTACAGATTGCACTTAGGGCAATACTTGTTTTTCAACGAACTAACGTTTTCCATGTTTATTGGTTATTTTTTAACCGCCAAACTCTTTTTTAACAGGGAGTTTTACAGACCTGTAGGATTCTTCGCCCGACATCCTTAGAAACGGGGTTAGTTCTTATTATCTTTCCAATAGAGGACGGAACGATATTTATTTGTATCGTCCGTGCGGTTCTTGTAGTTTTCGTGACCACGGTTCACCGCGTCCTTCACACCCTTGATTTTGTTCTTCACGGCTTCATTAAGTGATGTCTTTGGTCTTTTGATACCTAACGGCTCAGTTGGTTTCTTTGTTAAGAAAATCATGTTACTAACACTTCTTCTTTAATGCCTTAGTAAGTGCGTTTGGAATTTTGTGTACGTGATCTTTCTTTCCTACGCGGATCTCTTTGCCAGTTTTCATACATCTATTGTTATATGGTTTGGTACTAAATCAATGGCTATCTTCACAGAGAGGGAAGTTGTACTTGCCCTAGTCCTGCATCGGCAGGGTTCCGTGCAATGTTTTGTTCGGGTTCAGTCGTTGCTTCAGGGGGAGTTCCCGCTGCTTCTGCTTGTGCGTTCATCATGGTTCCTTGTGCTTGTGCTTGCATTTGGAGCATTTGTTGTTGCTGTTGTGCTGCTTGCATTTGGGATGCGAACTCTGGGTAATTGAGCTGGAGATATGCCATTGGATCAAGTTTGTAGAGCACACCGTCAGCAGCAGCTTCGTCAGCATTGGGGAAGGAGAGCATACGGAGAAGGGTTTTTGGACCGATAGCTCCTTTATCGAAGAGTGCTTGCGCAAGGTTAATCTCTGTTATCTGGTCACGAGGACGGAGTGAGTCAGGAGAGACAGATACCAAGAGGGGAACAGTGAGCTGGGAGTTCTGAAGCTGGACATACTCAAGGGACTTTGTAGTACCCATGACGGTTGCGAAGTGCTTTTCGTCGTAGAAGACATAGTAGAGTTGCGTGAGCCAGTTGAATACGTTGTCGGCAACTTGTTCGATAGCATTTCCAATACCTCCTCCAATACGTGAAGAATCGTTCTGTTGGTTGAGTATTTGGCCTCGTGCCGTGGTGTCTTCGTCTGAAGGCTGTGTCGTAATTCCAAGAATACCCCATGATTGTCTGAGGTCTGTTTTTGCTATTTCAAGTTCTGAGAAGACTGAACGAGGGAGGTCTTGTGCGTTGAGGGGTACAATAGATTCACTAATAGGTCCTCCAGAAGGGATAAGGATAGGATTTCCTTTTGCTCGTGCGGCCGCTGCTTGCTTTGCTGTTTCTTCGTTGAAGTTATTTCCTGAGAAGGCGTAGGAGTTGTTCGCTGCGCTTGTATTGTAATCAATCTGTTCAGTGCGTCGGCGGATACGATTCTGATTGGGGATGTTTTGCTCCACGAGTGAGGTGATGTCGTGAGGAGCTTCCTGGAGGGAAAAGACCGAAAGGAATGTATAGGGTTTCTTAGGGATTGCAAAGTGGTTCTTTGGTTCAATGGGGGGGACATCCTTCATAGGGATACCTTCAGCACTGAGAACTGGCTCTGCGTAGTTAAAGTAAGGGTTCTTTGATTTGTCGAGGACTTTGAGCTTGTATGTCGTAAAGGTGAAAGTATCGTCTGCTGACCACCATTCAGTATAGATGACGGGAGTACCCATTTTGAACTCAACTGACTCAGAAATATATTTTCTGTGTTCAGGGAACATTTCTGCAAGTTTGTCGGCGGTCACTTCAATTCTCTCTCCGAGGTAACCGACAAAATCTCCATATGCGTCAACGTAGCCGTTAGGGTCAAAGACAAAGTTCTGTATTTTGCGGTTTTGTACGGTAACATCGTTTACCGCAAGATCCCATCCATGCTTCAAGACACCGAGATGGTAGATAGACCACTGACGGACCATGAGGGAGAGTTTTCTTCGGAGAACAAGCTCATCAGCATGGTACTGGAGCATGATGCGGACTGAACGTGCTATTGCATCTCCTTCAGGGGTATCGTCAGAATACACCACTGGTTCAGGGTTTTTTGAAAGTGCTGCGGCAAGGAATGTCTCTTCGGACTCAAATTGAAGGTTCGCTGCGATCGGGAGGTCGTAATCAGTAAGCCATTGCCCATCGGGACGCTTACCAATATATGATTCTTTGTTCCGTTCAAAGATGCGCTTCATCCGTGCTTCATACGGAGCATACCGCTTTTCCCATTCCTCTTTGAGTTTAAGAAGTTTTTCGTCACTGAGATTGAGTGTGAGGACACCATACTTCTCACCTATGGCACCTTCAACAGTGTCACCAGCATCGTCTTCAATTTTATTGATACGGTTACCAACGAGGTCTTCAACACCACGTATGTTTAACGAGAACGGATCGAGAGAATTCGCCATTTGTGTATGGTACTACACTATTCATCGTGAGGACTCCAAATATATTCACTGTTAGTAAACGCAGTGGCGGGGATGTGATTTCCTTCCTCTGCCATGAGTCCTCTCTGTGCAGTAATACCATTGTCTTTTGCGATGATAGCAGCTTGTCCACCTCCAAAGCGTTCAAAGCCAACATAGGCATACGCAAGTGCATGGGCAAAGTGATCAGGTCCTCGTCGCTTCCAAACATACTGGGCACCGTAGAGGGTTTTATCGTCTTTGTCTTTTGCATCCTTTGAAACAATCTGCTCTCGGTACATGTATCCAAAATGAGATGCGAACTCTTCCCATTCTTCTTTTGAACCGTTAAGGCGAATACGGCCAGTATCACGGAGTTGTTCGACGATAAGGGTGAGGAGGCGGTTACGGTCTACAACGACTTTCCCATACTCGTGATCTGTTCCCCAGGAGGTGAAGTCAACAGATTTTCTATCTTTCCGATAGTAACAGAGGAACACACGACCTGGATATTTCGCCTGGAGTTTACGCACACCGATAAGGTCACCTCCTTGGTCAAAGACGGCAATGGATTGTTTGAACTTTGTTAAATGTTCTTCGATACGGTCGTAGGGGTCTTTGTACGTTTGAAGGGTTGCGTGTTCGTAGTAGAAGACACCTTCAGCGTTCATGAGACAGTAGTGGATTCCATGACCGGTATCTGCTCCGATAATAACTCTACTGGTTTGGGGGTTTACCACGTTCTCACAATTTCGGAGTACTACTTCAGGTTCAATACGGTCATCAGAAGAGACATAGGGGAGTCCAAGAACGTAGTTCCAGAAATACTGTTTATCTTTTGTGGGGTCGTTGAAGGCCGTTAAGATGTCTTTCGCAGACTTGTTATGGAGCATGAGTTGGGAGACATGCCAACCAGAGAAGGTTCCAAGAAGAGGCTTACCGTCCCAAGGTATTCCATATTTATTCTTCCACCGTCCTTTGATTCTATGTTCCGTGAGGAGTTCACCTTTACACGCGGTGCATTGGTAGCATTCACGTTCTGGATCAATAGAATCAGGCCATATGAGTTGTTGTTCTTCGTTACAATGAGGACAGGTTATATACCATTCCTTTTGGTCGGATTGTTGCCAATAGATGTCTACGCCATGTCCTGAGAGAGAGGGGTGGGAGAAGTACCATCGCCATCCTCCATCTTCTTGCGCTTGGAGACGGGTTTCGTACTGGGTAATAACGTCAGGATCTGAAGCGTCAACTTCATCGTGGATGTTAAGTCCGGAAGGAACCATCATCGCTGCTTTCGCAGTCCAGGTACCACGGTAGAAAATCATTGAATCTCCGATAGCTTTTTGTTCAATAGTGTCTTTATCTTTTACCCAATCAAGGAGAATAGGGTTTTGAGCAATGATACGGTTAAAGGAACCTCCAACCATGTCTTGAACATCTCCGGCAGTGGGAAGGGTGTAGATAATCTGCCTTCGTTTCTTCTTCGCAGTGTAGAAGGCCTTTAAGGTATTCATAACAGTTGCTCCGATCTGAGGAGGTTTGAGGAGAACCTGGAGGGGAGAGAAGTCATCGTAGATATCCATTAAGTACTTTCTCTTCGTAAAGTCCATTGGAGTACCTACTTCGTTCTTTATATTATGTTTTATAACCCACAGGGAAGGGTAGAGTTCTGCTGCTGCGGAGATTTCTTCGGGGGTGTAGTCATTCATGAGATAGTAGGTTCTTCCCATCCACGTGGTGCCATCTGGGGAGCGTAGGCAGGGCGTTTAACTTCTTTCTTCTCTATGGAGGTAATAAGTGACTGCAAGCTCTCTATATCTCCTTTTCCATGCGTTGTATCTAAAGGCAAAGAGTCCAGTGCTTTTTTTCGCATGGGGAGATTCCAATAAGGAGAACGGCATTTGGCGCACGTACGTGGATGGCTAAACGCTTTCCATACATGAGAGCATCGTTCACACGTACACTTGTAGGCATCTATATCGGTTATCATACCCTTATATTGTGTCATACATCGGCAATGCTATACATGGATGCTATTCACAGATGATATACATTGACGCTATACATTGGTGATATAGGTATATTTCTACGCGTTTTTTAAGGGTTTTAGGGTAGTGAGGGGGCAAAAGGGGACCCTATTGTGAAGTGAAATGTAGCGGGAGAGAGGGGATTAAAACTTATATTCTGTGCGAGAGAGGTACCTATAGGGTAGTTAGTATCCACCCTGGGGCCCCCTGCGGGTTTTGTTCAATTTCAAACCATCCCCGTGCTAGTAACTGAGTATAATAACTATTATATCCACTCAGTAATGGCTCTAATGAGCCATATAATACCATTTACCCTCTCTACCACTCACATGCTCTCTCACGTGTGTACAGTGTGCAAAGCCTACAATGCACCAGGACGTGCGTATTTATGCGTAGTGCTACCTAGTATCAAAAAGAGCCCATAGTAGGGCTCTCAGTTGATTATGTGACGTTATACAGTGCCTCTTAACCTCTCTGCTAGTTCTAGTAAACGTGGATTATTTGCGTCTATTTCAACGTTCACATTAACACTTCTCTGTTCTGCATATGTTCCATGTACTTTGAACACCATATCACTAGCCTTTAATCTATCTGCATCCTTAGCCTTTTTACTAGTTAATATACTGTGTACTACATTCTTTGCTGTATCTGGGTGAAATCCGTAATCCTCTAGCGCTATTTTTACCCCGTCACTATTCAACACGCGGTGCGGGCTTGTTTGTATCCCTATACCATAACCTGCTTGTGCTACTAGTTCTGCATTTGACTTGAATTTGGTCTTACCTTTAGCGGTTTCTATCACAAGCCGTGCGGTTTCTCTCTGCTTAGGTGTGGGGACAGCTTTGTATTTCTTTCCCTTGTTTGTTTTCCGTGAAGGAGAAAGAGTTGCGTCTATTGTGGCGGTTTTTTCTGAGTTCATAGAGTAGTATGTACTAGCATTATACATGAAAAAAGCCCCGTTATGGGGCTTATATTCACACTTTGCTAATAACCGTATTTATCCTGCATGTTCTTGTAGTCAATGAATGGGCTATCATCCATCATCCCGAGTAGTTCGCTGTTGAGTTCACGGATTGCCTCAAGGCGGTACTTTTCGAGATCCATTGCCTCGTTTTCCTTGTATAGTTCTCGTGCTCTTTGTTGTAGTTTGTACTCAATACTTGTATCTACGAGAGGCGTACGTGTATATTCAACCACTTTGGGCTCCGGAAATGGAATAACCTGGTATATCTGTGCGGTGAGTAACCCGAGAGCGAACAGGAGCGCTTTATGGTTCCATGTCCATGAGTTGCGTATGGTGTCAATTGTTTTTTTCATACTGTGCGTTTGTTTTTGTCATTTTCTTATTAAGGTTTCGCTTTTGTTTCCAGTACCCTCCTTTCTTTCCGTTCTCTCGGGATGCGTGGGCTTTCTTTGTGCTAGTCATCCTCCCGAGCATGACAGCACCTATGTGTTTAAATGTCATGTTAGTACGCGTAAGGGCACTTTTGTATGTCAATGTATTCGTGGTCACTTTCGTCACTGAAGTCATAGAATGTGGTGTGTACGCCATTCCACGACGTTCCATAGTGTGTAATGTGCCATAAGTATGCGTCTAGACTCTCATCGTATGACACAATCTCGTTTGTATGATTCAAGAGATACTCTGCCCCGCTTCGTGTGATGTGGTACGTTTGATATATATCTGTATCAAGCACAGTTTTTGGCTCATACGCATCCTTTTCTTCGTCCGTAAGTCCCTCCATTAGTTCGTTGTTTTCATCGTCTAGCGCCTTTTCTAGTAAGGGTTGCATGTATATGGTTTCGTACCACTGTTCGTTGTGGGCGTTGTGGTTATTGAACAATACACAGTCCCCTACACGGCGTGCGAGTTCGCTATAGCTTATTTGTTCGGTTTTCATATGTTTGTTTTTAGTCTATATCCCCGTTGATAGTAAAGTTGTATTCGTTCTCTTCGATTGTTTCCACTATTGCACTTTCCATAGTTCTGTACTCATATTCCTCCTTGAGTTCAAGGTAAAACTTCCGGCACGTATCGTAGTACCACCCTATAGATTCATTGTGTGGCCCACGTGCATCGAAAGTCGCATACCATGCATCATATTCCTTGCGAAGCCCTTCGGGTAGTTCCCCGTTATCGCTCATCTCTGTATAGTCGTCTATTGTTGTACTGTTCTCGTGGCAATACCTATTTGTGTGCGTAATCTTTATATTTACGTACAGCGTGCCATTCTTAAGCGCACGCACAAGTTTCTTATACTTGTTTAGCTGTTTTGTGGTAGTGAGAAACTTTAGTAGTCCCTCACTGTCCATGTGTCCTGTAAAGCACGCACCATCCCCTTGCGACCAAAAACCACTAAAAAGTATTTCAGTATCAGAAAAACCATGCTCCCCTAGGTAGTCTTTTTGGTTCCATTGTGTAACTTCGGACCAGTAATAATCTACATTTATATCGTGCAATTTCTCAATTGCCTTCTTACGTGCCTCCGGTGGCAGTTCGTGCAATTTGTACACGGTATATGTTTTTGTTTCCATGTTTGTTTTTTGTAGCAGTGATCTAAGATGTCTCTGCTATATAGTACTATACTATACCTAACGTTCGGCACTGTCAAGTTATCCCCAGTTATACCTAACGATAGGAAAGTGACATATCTCACACCTCCCCACACACTATCACTGTAGTGTGTTTTTTGTATGGCAACACTACATGTACTTTGTACAGTCATGCCCTTTGATTCGTTTGGTTGTGGTCAGTATTAGATGGTTGGAGACGTCCATAATTCCTAGCACTAAGAACGCCACAACCAAGCGAGGCAAATTCCCATTCCTCCCCCAGGTATACCCGCGCGCCCATACGCGTACGCGCGAGGTTTGTTTTTTCAGAATTAAAAAAGTCTTCAGGGTTTTAAGCTGAAAACTTTTCTAGGAAAACGTTATTTTTTATGTGCTTTCCCCGGTTTGCCCGATTTTAGGGCTACTATTTAATCTTTTCTCTTATTGCCTTGATACATGTACCACAGAGTAGTGTCCGTGAGTGAGCTGTGAAGTTGTTGGGGAGTTTGACATCCCGGGTTGCAATGAAGATTTTGGGCTTCTTGCAGTTCTCACATCGGCTAAACAGTTTTATTCTCATGGGGGAGAGTGATTATCGTTGGTGCTGATAGTGCTGTAGCGGCGACTGATACGGCATTGCGTACTGCGTTTACCTCTACATTGGTGGGATTCACAATCCCTGCTTCACGCATGTCTCTGTATGTGCGGGTGTTTGAATCAAATCCTATAGTGTCCGTGAACTGGAGAAGGTCTACATCTACGCCAGCGTTCTTTCCTATCTGTTCTGCGGGGGCTGCGAGAGCACGTATAAGTATCATTCCTCCAAGGGTCTTGAGACTGAGTTTCTTCGCTGCCTCCACGAGAGCTACACCTCCTCCAGGGACAATACCACCATGCAGAGCTTGGTAGGCTGCACTGATTGCGTCTTCTACCTTGAGTCTTCGGTATGAAAGAGCTGACTCACTAGGTGCTCCTACATAGTATCGTGCGGTCTTTGTATTGAGACGTGATGCTCTATGAAGAGAGTCTTCGGTGTTCTCTTCCTTGAGGGCTTCGAGATGTGCACTGATGTCTTTGATTCCGTCAATGAACGTATCCTTGGCGGTGATGATGATGTCCTCTACTGTTCCAAGGTCTGAAAGAGTTACATCTTTCATGGTGCGTCCTGCTTGCGGGTTTATGACTGTAGCACCTGATACGAGAGCAAGGTCTTCAAACCAATGGTCTTTCCAAAGGGTTGGCATCTTTACAATAATAAACCGAAACCCACGCATCATACGTGTCTTTACGAGGTCGTTGGTGACCAGTGGTTCTACGTCATCCGCAAATACAATAAGATCAGTCACTCCCTGAGCGCTGAGTGCAAGTCCAATCTTTTCAAAGTCAAGGGCACTCGCTATCTTTTGTTTTGTTATAAGAATCTTTGGCTTTTTAAGGCGGATCTGGTTCGTGTTCTGTCCACTCTCATTCGCATCGCACATGTACGGGCTCATGTACCCTGCTCCATGCACGGTGAGTCCTGAGCCTATCGTGTATGAATCCTCGGCAGTTTTGGAAATGTCCCAGTAAACGATGCCTTCTTTTCCTATCTGTTGGTAGATCTGCTGTATCATTGCACCAATAGTTTCATCCTCGGCAGAGATAGTTGCCACTTCTTCTACATTGTCCACAGTGATTTCTACAGATTGTGCACGGATCGCCTCTTCGATAAGTGGCACTACTTCTTCCAACGCACGCTTAACATCAATCGGTGTAGTTTGTTTTTCAGAGAGAAACTTCGTACCTTCTTCAATAATGGCTGCCGTAAGTACGGTAGTTGTTGAAGATCCATCCCCTGATTGTTTATTAGCACGTGAGACTGCCTCAAGGAGGATGCGTCGGCCTAGTTCTTCTAGTGGATCTCTGAAGTGAATTGCCGAGAGTAAGGTGACCCCATCATTGGTATTCAAGTACCCAGGGGTTTCTATTGCTTCAATAATTGCGTTGCTCCCTCGTGTACCCATAGTAGAGCCTACCGCTTGTGCTGCTTTTTTAATTCCTCGAATGAGGCGAGTGCGTGCATCGTCGCCGATGTATAGGTTGTCAGTTAGCATGGGGATATTCGATATAAAAACGTGGATCGTTTGTTTGTAATGCTTGCCGTATGTGGTATGAGAGGTATACGTGATTGGGAGTGTTCTGAGAGAAGTGCATCTTCTTTCCGCATCGTGTACATCGTTCTACAAGTCCTCGGTGGTCTTGCTCCAGTATCTTAAAGTCATGGAGCATGTTGCGCCTACACTCACTGTTCTGATACCGGCTCATAGGCAACTACGTCTTCCTTTTTAACAAACCATACAAATTGGTCAGTGGTTCCTTTGACTGGGTACTTTTTTGCAAGCCACGAATCAAAATAAACTAAATCACCACGTCGTAGACCACCATACGACGCCACTTCGGAACCATGTACGTCTGGTAAATCTATAATCGTACCAACTTCTTCATACGTGGTTCTTTCACGAGCCATGAAGGTGTCAGTTTCGAGGGGTTGTATCATCAGGTGATTGTTCAGGGGTTTCATCTTCAAATTGGTTAAATGGTTCTTTTGTTTCAATAATTGTTGCAGGGGTGTATGTGTACTTTATGGTCCCAGAGGATGAAGAGACGTAAACGTTCTTTTCCTTCAGGTCTTCAACAGAGTACTTACTTAACTCAAGTAGGTTCTTAATTCGTTTCCACATATTAGGATGCAATGAATGGGCTCTTCTGTGGGAGGTTTGCCATGTCTACTGGAGTGCTCTGTACAATCGTATTAAACCCTCCTTTACCATCAGGTATGTACACGGGATAGTTTGCAAAGTCTACGTTGTGCTTTTCTACGAGTTCTTTGTATTCCTTGAGGAAGGTGTCTACTTTCGCCTTTGATTCATCGTTCATACGTCGAGAAGTGTTATAGCTTGCCCCGTGAGCAACGTTGGTAATACAGAACGTGTGAGGTGTTCTTTAATAAAAGTTATGTCTTCAGCTTTCAAGTTGACCTCTTCATTGAGCGTACATTCTTTTGCAAGCTTGTATGCCCGTTCGGGGTCTGTCTGCCCCTCAGAGTTGAGGAGAGACGCACTGATAACCATCCCTAGTGTTACCTCCGTTGTATCTTCTTTGATAACGTCTCCTTTCAGGTTCGTGAGAACCTGGTTCGTTTTTACTTTCATAGTCTATATATGATACTACACATGGTGTGTACCCGAAAGGGTAGACCTGTGGATAGATCGTGGTATCCTTTAAGCACGGAGTAGTTTGTTTGTTTACTACTTCATGCACCCTCTGTATCCCTACAGGGGGTGCTTTTTGATACAATGAGGGTTCCAGACACGATAGGAAGTTCCCCCTGTTCTGCATCATCTTCCCGTGGCTTAGTCCCCACCTACGATGTGAGATACGACTGCGTGACATAAGGAATGGCTTATAAAAAGTGTTTTACTTTTCACACTACTGCTTGCCCCCCTCTTGGTAATAGCAGAACCATCAGAACTCCCAGAAACCTCCGAAGAGGTCCCCCTTCTTGTAGCTCCGACATCTTCTGTTCCGCCAGTGAAAGTTCCTAAAGATACTGTTCTGTGTAACTGCTACCTTTTTGTGAAAGAGCAGTACCCTGCACTTCCTTCAACGAGTGAGATGCACAAGAAGATTTCTTCATCGGGTGCTGTAGCTATTTTCTACTACCCTTCTCAAGGACTGTACCACTATGCTTTAGTCAGAGAGGAACGCGAAGACAGTTTTTTAATTGAGGAAACCAACTACAAGAAGTGTTCATACAGCACACGAGTTATCCCCAAAAATGACCCGAAGCTTATTGGCTTCTATCAACCATGATATACTATATGAGTCTTACTCATTAAGTTTTATTTATGGAGAAGGGGTATCGGTTCGATGAGAAGCGACACATCCACACGTACGACGGGAAGAATCTACATGGTGTCACCAGTGTTTTGAAATGCTGGGGTGATCCAGGTTCACTTGTTGGATGGGCGGCGAACCAAGCGGTTGATGCAATCGCTCGTGGTGAGTCCCAAGAAGAAGCCCGTAAGGCGTACGCAAAGGTGCGCGACAAAGCAGGAGACAAAGGGAAAGAAGTACACGGTAAGTTGGAAGTTGCCATGAATCACTGGATTCAGAGTGGTTCACCACCTGAAGTCTATGATGACTTGGTTGTTGGAAGTGTTGTGACGTGGATGGAGGATGAAGGGTACAAGCCTCTAAGGTCAGAGATGCCGGTGTACCATCTTGATCTCTGGTATGCAGGTATACTCGACGCCGCAGTGGAGAAAGAGGGAAAGAAGTTTATCCTTGATTTCAAAACAAGTGGTTCACTTCAAACTAAAAACTTCTACCAGTGTGGGGCGTATAGTCTTGCCATAAAGGACATGAAGGAAGAAGCACAGATAGATGGAGTCATCATTGTGCACATTCCCAAGGGCGTGTCCTTTACCCCGGAACAAAACGTATACGTTCGTCACGATATAGGACAACTTGAAGATGCCTTTAAGAACATCCTTGCGGTGTACAAACTTGACCAAGAAGTTACAAAACTCATTAAGTACTAACATGGTAGAAAAAATCACAATCAGTCGTATCAGTCATTTCAATACCGACAAGGACAAAAAGCCATTGGTGTCCGCAAAGACAGGGAAGCCGTATGAACGATGTCTTATAGACACTACTGACGGACGTAAGGTAAGCGGGTTTGGTAGTGAATTAACCCGAAACTGGAGAGAGGGTGATGAAGTTGAAATTGACATTGAACAGAAGGGTGAATACTGGAACTTTAAGACCGTGAAGAAGGAGGGTGGCGGAGTGAACCAGGAACAAATGGACCGTATTGAAAAGATGGTTACAGACATCCATAAACACTTTCTCCTCGATAAGGGTGGTGTATAAACTGGATGCGCAAAGGTGAAAAGAAACCCGAAGACCATGTGAGATGTCCACTCTGTAATTTGAAATATGGTTTTGTGCAATGCAGGGTGACAAGTAACGGAAAAAGTCGCTGCCTTCGGTGTTTCATAGAAGAAAAAAATGTTAAACTAGAAAAGGGGGCGGGGACGCGAACTCGTCTACCATAGACAAAGACACCCTGTAGAGAGGGTGTTTTTGTGTATCTGTGGTATACTTTTCTCACCTTGTCTTGTTCTGATTAGTAGGTTAGAACAGACTGCGCCCCGTGTAGTCCATGTGTAATCGGGGAAGAGTGAGTGCTTGGCGTATCCAAGAACATGGCACACAGAGGTTACGGCTACTACCTTCTCTGTGTGGTTAAATACAAAAAGCGTCACTCTAGGGTGATTGCTTTTTGTTTTCCCCACCTGTATCTTTTCTTCTCTGTGGACTGGGTGTATATTGAGTGGAGATGGCGAATCAGTGGCGGGGTCATTCCCCGTAGGTTCATAGTTGTTGGCGCGTTACTTATACTAACGTGGGGAGCGAAAGCTCCCGCCACAGGTTCGTCATCAGTATGGTGAATCATAAGAGAGGGGTAAAAATCGCATAGGCTCCACAAAGAGGAATGTACCGTAATTAGCTAACCTCTGCCGTATATGCGTAGGGTACTATCCCCCTCTTTTGGTTCATCATCACATATGGTTGAGTAATACATGGTCGTGTGTGTTTTTCATCAGAGACTTCTCTGGTGCAAGCATGAAGTCACATGACCAGTTGTTACTCCATCATGTGGTTGAGTGACTCCCCCAAGACATGACTAATCTGGAGTAATTACCAGAAAATACCCGAGCGTTGCGCCGATCTGCGAGGTCATTCCAAACAGTGTCGGGTCAAGCATGTGTGCGGTCATGGCATGGGTAAGTCACTCCATCATATGACTGAGTGAGAGAACGTGTGGCGGAAAAGTGTAGACGCACCGTGTTATTTAGGGTTTGGGAACTCACCCGTCATAGGTAATGCGGGAACCACATGCAACGTGACTACTTCTCTAGGTCGTGCCGTCGAGTCTGAATAGGACATGTCATGACAGAGACAAATCGTTGCCACGTTCTCTTACTCCATCATACGGTTGAGTAATACATGGTCGTGTCTACTGGAAAACCAGTCGTTGAGAATGGGACGTGACCAGTTGTTACTCCATCATACATATGGTTGAGTGACAGGGGAGAGATGGCGCGGGTTCGATGCCCGTCATGTATGTCTCATAAACTGCATGTAGCTCAGTGTGGTAGAGCGCTCCTAGGGGTCGGATGCGGTTCGATTCCGCCTTGCTTTTGGTAAGGCCTTCCCTGTTACTCCATCATATCCGTGACTGTAGTGGAGGGGTGTGGTATGATAAAAGTCGGTTGCAAGCTACACCAAAACCCACCGTCATTCAGGCGGTGGTGTTTTGTGTTATACTCTCACAATCAATACCACTCGCGCACTATGCGAACCCGAGTGGTTTTTATGTCCTCAATGCAGGAGTCGAATGATAATTACTTTACTCCAAGTACCTCGTCTATTTCTACGGACACGATTTCCTCATCAGACAATCCTTCCATAGACTCGGTGGCTACTTTATCGAGTTCTATTTGATTGAACAGCATTGAGCTGACGAACTCCATTTCATCTGAGAAGTGACCTCGCATGAGATCTTTGATTGCTTTTGCTTGCTTCTCGTTTGGAGTGGTTGCCTCAACTGTGGTAAGTACCTTTCCAAGAAGGTGCCCCATGACACGAAGTACAAACGCATGGTCTGCGAGTTTTGTGTCGGGAATCATTACCTCGGATTCACTGATATTCTTCGTTGCATATGCGTCACAGCGTTCACCTCCCATTTCTTCGGTGGTGTGCGTGACAAATTGTGTGTACATAACTTAACTGGACTTAGACTCCTGCATTGAGAGCGTAAGTGACTCTAGTGTGGAGATGTAGCGTTCAAACTACCCACCCTCACATTATTAGTTTACTTAGTAAACTGCGGAAACATCTCACTTTGCAGACGTTTCTATCAGCTTTTGAAAGCTGAACAATGGGGGTGGCAGGTTGCGTGGCTTGCCTTATAAACATCGCCTCACGGGTTCAATTCCCGTTACCTCCACTGTTCAGATTTCAATATACTTAGTATATCAGAAAATAGTACTTTATCCACTTTCCTCTCTCCTCTCTGTGAGAGGGGGGTGGTATAGTGGAGGGATGAAAAATCACGCAGAAAAATGTGCATCAAAAGTAGGTTACTTACTCCCGACTGGGAATACAGTCTATGGAGAATGTGATTGTGATGGCTACCACACGTTTACTGAGTTATACGACCACAGAATACGACTCTTTATTGCTCTAATGTGGGCAAAATGGAGAAATGCGTGGGCTTCAAAAGTACATGCAGACGGTTCTATTTGGGAAGGTTGGTTTATTGCTGGTATACATACAAAAAATGGGGACATAACGTATCACTTGCCAATGAAATACTGGGACGAAGTCTTTATGTGTCGTAAAGATGGAGAACAAGAATGTATAACCACACTAGACAAAGCTCCTGAATGGGATGGGCACACATCAGACGACGTACTTGAACGACTTAAAAGTCTATGAAAAAACTCTCCTTCAATCTCTGACTGTTTGAGGTGATGCACACAAAATCCCCGTCCCAAATGGAAAGAAAAGACGAGGATAATGCGAATATAACTATGCCCAGTAAGGCATTACCAGTATGCCTCCTTTTTTGTTCGTATTGTTTAAGGTTATCCCCAGAATTGGGTAGCTGTGTTTTTTGTGCATGGTATACTTTTTGTAACTTCCACTAGGAAGCCGGCAGGAGAACAGTTACCCATCAAAACAATAGATACCCTTGGTGGGTAACACGCGAGCTTAAACCTCGCGGGTTCCCTGCCAAGGGTTTTTATTGTATGTCACAAGGCTGGATAAAATTACATAGAACACTTAACGATAACCCTATGTGGTTGAAAGAGCCTTTTACTGATGGTCAGGCTTGGATTGACCTTGTGATGAACGCAAATCACAAAGATGGGTCGTTCTTTGTGAGAGGGGTGGAAGTACAGATAAAACGTGGCCAAATTGGCTGGTCTGAGGTCACAATGGCGAAGCGTTGGAAGTGGTCAAGAACCCGTGTAAGGCGTTACGTAAAACGTCTCGAAAGCGTTACGCAAGTGATACAACAGAAAATACATAAAATAACCACTGTTATAACCATAATTAACTACGAAAAATATCAGGGCGATACATCAAACGATACAACAGATGATACAACAGACGATACACAAACAAGAATGATAAAGAATGATAAAGAATTATTAGTGCCGTTAGGAAGTGAAAAAAATATGGGAAAGTTTAGATCGTACAACGAAGACCAGCACTACGAGGATAACGCTATCGACCTAGAGACGGGTGAAGCACTTTCACCTAAAGGCAAAGAAAAGAAAAAGACCCGCGCGGTGGACGCGGACATCCTGGAGGTGTTCGAGCTGTTTAACAACCCCGCCAAGGCACTCTGGCGGATGCGTGAGGTTGAGCGTGTCGCCGCAAAGGTGCTTTTCGACACGTACGGGATTGAGAAACTAAAAATCCGCATCGGTCGAATCGAGGAAGAAAAGAAAAAGAAAGACCCGTACTTCCCCGAAGTAAATACCCCAAGCCAATTACTCGACAAGATGTCCAGCGTTGAACGCTACTTCGGCATATGACAACCATCGACCAAGCAATCCAAGAACTTGAAGCCTTGGAGGAAACAGAAATTGTTCTCCTTTCGGAAGGAGCAGAACGAATGGGGCAAGACACTTCACTGCAAATCACATCCGGCTTTAGTCTTATCGACGACTGTATTGACGGCGGGTTCCGCGAAGGTGATTTCAACATCATCACGGGAATCCCCGGTGAAGGGAAAACAACCTTCTGCCGAATGGTCACACTCAACCTTGCGGAAAATAAAATCCCTTCCTTGTGGTTTTCTTTTGAAATGACCTTGCGGGAACTTTGGGATTCCTTCGACAAGATGGGCGCAGACAAAGAACTCATTTCATACGCACCGGTTGAACTTCGTGATGATCTTTCCTGGATGTTCCGCCATATGGACAAGGCCATCAAGGAAAAAGGCATCAAGGCAATCTTCATCGACACCCTTGGGGACATCGTGAAGACCCCCAAGCAACAGCAGGAGATGTCCAACTACGCATCCTTCCTCGCCCAGCTTTGTAAAGACCTTCGCATGTACGCCATCCAAAACAACGTTATGATTTTTGCAATCGCTCACGCGGTGAAGAACACCCGAAGCAAAACAAACGAAACCGACAACTCAGACATCGCAAACTCAAACGGCATCCCAGCCGCAGCAACGAACATCTTCCACGTCTGGCGTGACACCGACAACGTGACGTTGGTGAAAATTGGGAAGTCTCGTCGTGATGGAACAAAACGAAACTGGCGAGTGAAGTTTGAGTTTGTCGAAAACCGCCTTATTCAAAAAACTTCCGCGAGTGAAGCTAACAAGGACGAGCTATGGTGAACGTATTCCCTTCGTGGCTTCTCACCCACACGAAGATTGACCCGAAGAAAATTGCAGAAGCATACGGCGTGACTGAGCAAGCGTGTTGGGACTACATCAACGAACTTTCCGTAGCTCTCAACGAAACAGAAAAGAAATACCGAGAAGGTGCCGAAGCGAGAAGGATGGAACTTGATGCGTTTGTCGAAGAGATACCCGACAAGAAAGAAACGAAACGTAAACTCCTTTTGGAGCGCCTCTACAAGGCAAAAAGCCAAAATCGCTCTAAAGAGGCTACAAGGCTCATAGCTGAGAGTAAAGCTTTTTTGGCATCTACACCCACAATCTCTCAGGAAAACGTTCTGAGAGCCAAACAGACCCCAATTACGACCCTTCTACAGGTGAGTCGAGTCGGAAACATCTCCTGCCCCTTCCACGAGGACAAAACCCCCTCTTTTCAGATAAAGAAAAACAACACCTTCACCTGCTACTCCTGTGGGGCGTATGGAGACGTAATCGACCTCTACCAGAAAATCCACAGGTGTGACTTTATTACCGCAGTGAAAGCGTTACAATAAATCCATGAAAAAATACATAACAAACACAGACGCAAAAGAGAGGGCAAAGTTTATGATGGAGTACTTTAAAAACGATGCAACGCTCGAAGAAGTTGCACGTTGTTACTCAATCACCCGACAACGTGTACAACAGATCTTCACTAAGTTTTATCCAAAAGAGTACAAAGACCTGCTGCATGAACGCAAAGAAGAAAGAAAGTTGGAAACAAGACTCCGGAAAGAACAGCGCACAGTGATCTGCAACCAGTGCAACAAAAAGTTCCATCCAGCCGCACAAGAAAAACTCTGCTCAAGAGAATGTCGCTTGAAAAAAATGGGGGCAATGATATTTCACAAGTACCCTGCATGGGCACAAGGACGAGGTATCTGCAAGAAAAACTTTTCCAAAGTGGAATGGCGCGAGCTACAAAGAATTAGATCGAACGACTACTACCAACGTCACAAGGAAAAACTTTCTGCACAAAGAAAGAAATGGATGGCAGAGAACCCAGAACGTCAAAAACTTTTTCAGACACGCTGTGCAGAACGAAAGCTATACGGACATGCCATCACTCCCCTTCCTAGAGCCATTAACACATATGCAGTAAAACCATGAAACTCGATGACATCCAAGCAGAACTTGAACGAGGTGATGTGCTCCCAGGACGAGCAGCGGATCTCCTCGTCATTGTTTCCGCAAAATACGGAAAGGCTGCCGATGAGTACGTGAGAAAGTCCGCAGAGTTCGCACGAGCCTTCAATGAATCACGTGATAGGTTCAAAAGTGACACAGCCACAGAACGGTACCTTGAAAATTCAGAACTGGGATTGGAGATGAGTTTCTGGAAATACCAACTCAAGAAAGCCGAGATGATGAGTAAAGCTCTCTCAACCCTTGTGTACTTGAGGACTGCCGAAGCTAAAAACCTTGTATGATTGAAGTCAGCGCTTCAGTGCTCCTTACCCCCGAGAACATGTACACGACAGGATTGTTGCTCATGTGTCTGGTATGATTGTACGAACTCGCCGACTTTCACTTCACTGTGCTCTCGTATGCGCTGTTTGCGGTAAAAAAATCTTGGTCGGAGAGAAATACACCTACACCGATGGTTGGAGAAGACATGAAGTTCACGTGACTTGTAAAAACCATGAAACGCACCCCCCTGAAAAGAGGCACCAAGAGGCTTAAACGTACCCCGTTTAAGGCAAAGACCGCACCAGCGTATAAAAAACGCTCTACGGCCATTCTAGGCACCAATAAACGCAGGAAAAAGACACCACGACAGAAGGCTGAAGAGGAACTTTGGGAACTGTGCAAAAAAATCATCCGAAAACGATACCAAAACCCCACAGGGGGATGGACGTGTTACACCTCTGGGCAATACATTGATGAACCGGCTAAATGCCAAACGGGACACGGTAAACCAAAGGGTGCCCTTCCTCTTCGATTTCAATACGATCTCAGGAATCTCCGCCCTCAGTGTTACCACGCCAACATAAACCTTGGGGGGATGCAGGATATTTTTATTGCAAGACTAGAACGAGAACCAGAAGGACTCGCCTTCCTCCAGGAGGCATGTGTGAAAGAAGACGGGGAATGGAAAATACGACGGGATATACCTACCATGAGTGGTACAGATGCGCTCATTTTCTTGAATGAAAAGATTGACGAGTACACCAAAATTCTGTTGCAATAACTTATCCACATTGACCTACTATACTATACTTCATATACTGTTCGTATTGTTATTATTTTAAACAAACAATATGCAAATCAAAGTATCTGTAGGTGTAGAACTCGGAGGTGCAAAAGTTACCCTCACTGAGTCACAAAACAAGCAAGTAGTATCATTTGTTACCGCGCTCCTTACGGGAGAGAAAGTAACTCGACAAAAAAGAAAGTCTATTCCAAAAGGAAAATGGAGTGCCGAAGAAGATCGAAATATCTTGTCACTGAACGAATACCACCGTGGCAAGAGTCGTAGTCGTCAACTTACAAGACTCGTGCTCCTTACAGGACGTAGCCGAAGTGCAGTAATCCAGCGTCTTTGCCAGTTGAACAAATTGAATGAACAGAAAAACAATAGTACTCACTCTCCAGAAGGAATTGGTGGTTTCTTTGGGAATCGTCAAACACACATAGTGTAGTATGGTATGATATACCTTATATGACTGTTAAAAAATCAAACCGAGAAATCGACGATGCAACCGTAAAACTTGCTCTAGCGTGGGCTCACGATGAAATTACCCTTGCAGATGTTGCACGGACATTGGGTACGGTGAACATGACCCATGCGTACACTACGCTTGCCAGAGCGTTCAAAACGTACCTAAAAAGTGTAAAGCACTAACATGAGCTACAACACCAACGATGCACGAATAGAGCAGACTTGGGAGATAGAAGAAGCACTCCGTACACGTGATTGTATGGCGCTCTTTCGCCTTGCCGCGCTTCTCAAGGAGCAAGGAGATGATGAAGAAGCTTCCATCCTCAAGGACACTGCTCGACGAATTGAACGAGAAGACTCAATGTACGATGAATTAAATAATAACTAACATGTATCTATTTATAGGGGGATTCTTGGTGGGATGTATTGTGAGTTCTCTTGCCTTCAAGTACCTGATACTTGACCCTTACAGGAGAAGCACACTTCGGCACCTAGAGAAAATGAACGCTCTTTTGCAACTTCTTAAACTTGCCATCCAGCAAAGTAACGAGCCAATTATCAGTCCGATTCAGAAGATACGAGAGGGATCGTAACAAAAATCACCATGACTACACAGAAAAAAGCAACAAAAAAGAAGGTGAAAAAGTCGTCAAAGCCACAAGTGTGTGTTGAGACTGACAAGGGTAGGGTGTGCTTTGAAGGAAGCATACAAGCACTCAGTATGATTGTTGATGGGATTGCTATGGGCGTAAGGATTACCAGTATTTCCCTTCTTACCACAAGCAAGAGTAAGCGGAAATAGAGTATGAAACCAATCGAACTAACAGAAGAAGAAATGAGGCGCACAATTGACTGTGCTAGTGAAGCTCAATCACACAAGGATGAATGGAAGGAACTACGAGCGCAGACTGTTGATTTAGTCGATGAGCATTTTCCTAAAGGAGAATGTTCAGAACGAGGAGCCGCGAACGTACTTCATGCACAAATGTGGGTACTCTTTGAGCGCTACCTCGCCTCCCAAAAGAAGGAAATGATACGGAAGTTGGAAATAGCAAAAGAACCACTCCCAGCAATTACAATGAGTGCAAAAGAAGCCGTTTCATTTAATCGTGGCATCGACACCGCCATCGCACTTATTCAAGAATAACGAGTAACTATGGAAAAGACCTTTACCCTAAAAGAGATAAAGAAAGCCATTGAAGCAGTCTATGAGCGTTTCCCCACAGACGATGTTCACGAACTGAACGTGCGTGAAGATCTATCAAAACACATCCGACATGAGTTGAACGACACCACCTTATTCAAGAATAACGACACAGTATGAGAAAAACACTAGCAATCGGTTTAATATTACTACTCCCATCGTTACTCATTTCAATTTCAATATCTTTGCCACTTATGTTTCTGGGTCTCATTGAGATAAAAACAATGGGACTCTTCCTTGGGTTTGTACCCTTGGCAATGATCTTATGTGCCGTTGGCGTCTACTTACTCACACCCTCTAACTAAACACCTATGACACCATTCAAACTCGGAGACACCGTACAGAAGAGCAAGGGCTACAAGTACCCAGGAGTCATTGTCGCTGTCTTCACCAACACTGGAGGAGACACCCGTTACGTCGTCGAGGCAACGGGCACGGAGTACAAAGGGATGCTCCACATCTTTAACGGAGAACAGCTAGAGCTTGCCTAACATCTATGACAGCACTACCACTCATCATCACGATTCTAAGCGGATGTACATTCATTCTCGGACTTATGTGGGTCGCTCTCTATTGGAATAATTAAACACCTATGACACCCAACACCAACAAAAACACTGACTCTGTTGACATCCCCACGGTTGATAACAACCAACCTATGACATTCGTTCAGGAGCAAGTGGAACGGCTATGTCGGAATGATAACCACATATCTGGTAATTCGGGTGACTCAAATAAGTACGCCATCAAAAAAAGTTCCATTGTTCGATTGATCAATCAATCCATATCAGAAGGCAAGAGGATGGAGATGGATACACAACGAGTATTGAACAGAATCGAATACAAGGTGTTAGAGCTAAAAAGACGAAGTGATTCCAGTACCTATTTGTATGGACAGGGTGAGAGCCACGCTTATGGAGAAGTTTTGAAGCTCCTCACCCCCACCCCCACTAATTCAAAAGAGGTATGAAACAAACAGACAGAATGTACATCGTACTATTATTCATAGTCACTTGGGTTCTAATTCTAACAACATGACACAATCACTCGAAGACTGGAAGAAGAAGGCGCGGAAGTTTACCTGCGGGGCTATAGACGACCGAGAGGGCACTCTAACTTATAGTATAAACTCAAAAGACCTCGACACCCTCATCGAACAGGTCTGGAACGCACGGACGGAGGAGATACTGAGCATGGTTCCCGAGGAACTTGAGTTAGAAAAGGGTACGTACTGGCATCCACGGGAGTTCATCAAAGATGCTATAACCACCCCGAAGATTAGTAAGGAACCCACCGAAGAAGAAAAGGAGATTATTAGGAACTATTAGTACCCATGTCACACCAACCTAGTAAGAGTATGGAAAAAGTAAATGTAAAGAGTGCAAAATTAACAGTGTTTGAAATGCCGACACTAAACAAAGTAGAAAAGAAAAGACTTATAAAGTGGCTACGAGACACAGCAAACGAAATTGAAAAACAAGATGATTTGCTTGTTTATGTCAAGAACCCACGCTGGACGTTATTTAGGACGTTTACTGGTAAATTTTAGCAATATGAAATTTTTTACAAACAAACAATGGCAGTCCCTAATAGACCACCAAAAGGAGTGTACGCGAAATGCTCTGATTAAGGCTGGCGTAGAAAACCAAGACCTTATGGCTGACAAATTAGTTGGACCGGATAAGCCAAGACCTTCAATGATTAAAGAAGCCCACATAATTGCGGAAGATTGGGTAGGTTATTTGTTTAGAAACTAACCCCCACCATGTCACACCAACCTAGTAGGAGTAATGAAGAAATTCTAAGAGAGTTTGATGTACTTTTTGATTTAGATGGCACTGCCTACCCGTTAATTAAAAGATTTATTGCAAGAGTACTGGAAGCCAAAGACGCAGAGACGAAGAGAGCGGTGGAGGAGCTTAAAAAAGACAAAGAGAGACTAGATTTTCTTGATAGATGCAATCTCGCCTTGAACGACCACTACGGAACAAACTATGGCTGGAAACTGATACTAAACCACAATGTTACTCGCTTGATGAGTGAGGGTGGTCTTAATATGATTGACTTGCATGATTCAGAGGGAAGCAACAAGAAGCTTAAATCTTGTAGAGATGCTATTGATGAGTTTCTCACACCCCCCAGAGGTTAGTAGGAAACAATTATTAGATATGTACAACTCAGAAGAAGGGCGAAATAATCAGCTAAACTTAGTAGCTTTTATGGTGGGATTACTCATTGGTGGTCTCCTCGTTTGGGTTTCGGCAGAAGACCAATTGAGGAATACCAACCCTTCTGGGCAATTTGTTCCAATACGATCCACAGTCGTCGGAAGTACAACCTACATGACAGCAGGTGTTGCCACAACGAGCTTCTTGCAACCGTAACAGTACAGATATGACCAACTCAACCCGATACAACAA